AAGCGTTGAAAGTTACCAGGCATGCCAGGAAGGGGACAGATATTAATCTGCCCAGTCCGGCACAGTGGGCATTGCAGTTGATAGATAAAACCAGACAGCGGCAAAAAGAGCTGAATTCTGGAAAAGAAATTCGAAATCTTCCTGGATCAGAATTTGAGATTGAGGATGCTGACGTTGAGGAGATTTAGCGTGCAAAATGGATCGCACAGTTGCACCATGTGGGCAAACAGGATGCGTTTAATCGACCAGAAACGAACGTCGCACCTGATCGATTTCAAGACATTGTCATTCTGTTACAGTTCGCCAAATGGCAATGCCGTAATCTTTGGAGCAAGGGGCAATTGAACATCACCTGTATGGATGACAAATCCCTTCTGAATTCTATCGCCGAAATTTTCGAAAAGAGTTTTTATACCACCAGCCATCTTTGGTTTAGGTGTGCCAGTCTTTTTGACTTCGACTGGGATGAGTTTACCCTCGAATTCAAGGAGGATATCAACTTCAACACCGTAGGTAGTTCTCCAGAAATAAATTTGAGGAGTATCTCCGCGGTGCAAAAGTCTCTTGTAAATTTCAGTTACAACTACGTTCTCAAAAATGACTCCGCCCATAGGTCCATCTGCTGCGTGTTGTGGGTTCTTCAAACCGGTGATGGAGCAAAGTGTCCCAGTATCCATAAAGTAAACTTTTGGTGTTTTGACCAGTCGTTTCCCCATATTATCAAAGTAAGGTCTCAAGATAACTATTTGAAAAGTTGCTTCGAGAACAGAGAGCCAATGTTTGGCTGTATTTACCGCGATGCCCATGTCACGCGCGAGACTGGTCAAGTTAAGCAACTGTCCACAGCGAGCAGCGAGTGCACGAAAGAACAACTGGAACTGAGCGAGATCCCCAACTTGTCGGAGAGTACGCACATCTCTCTCAAGGTAGTTTTGGATGTAGGCGTTGTGCCACAAATTAAAATCGCGGTTTGGTTCGGATACCAGTTCAGGATAGAATCCTCGAATCAAATCCTGCCACAAATCAATGTGAGCCCTGGTCGAGTGTACTTGCGGGTTATGTGTTTCCCATGGCAGCATTGCATCGGGAAATCCTGCTGCTTCAGAATGGGTCAGTGGCAGCAATTTCAACATGGCGGTTCTGCCAGCAAGGCTTTCTGTCACTTGTTCTGTAAGTGCCAAGTTTTGAGAACCGGTGAGCAAGAACATGCCACGTTCGCTACGTCGTTCGTCGATATGCGCCTTGATGTAATGCAAAAGATCTGGAGCGAATTGGATTTCGTCGATTATGATCGGTGGTGGATTTGCAGCGAGGAAACCTCTTGGATCGGCTATTGCTGCGGCTCTAACATCCGGAAAGTCCATAGTCACATAACCATGCGATTCTGCAAAAAGTCGTTTAAGTATTGTTGTCTTGCCGGACTGTCGCGGACCAGTCAATACTACAGCTGGGAACTCACTTGCAGCTCGACGAAGCACAGGTTCCAAGCTTCGTTCAATATAGTTAAAAGCCATTTGCCCTCCTATGTTTACTGTATATTATGCATTTGGAATGCACAATTGCAAGTGTATCGATTGGAGTTTGACATGAAAACAGAAAATCTTTTTGTTTTCATCTGCTTACAACCTATTCGTATGGAACGACTTAATCAAAATACTTGCAAATCTGCTTTTGAAATGCACATTTGCAAGTCTGGCAAAAGATGTGTCGGGACGTTGATGTTGAAAATAGAAATAAAAGGTCACATAAAACTGGAATTCAGTTGATGCAAGTCTTTATAAATTCGAGGTCGGAGTTGGGGAAAGGGTCACATAAGAGACCGTATGTGACTGATATTAGGCATTTTACTTGTGAAGTTTGGGGAAGGTCAAAATCCAAAGCTCGAAGGCACTCCGCAAGGCAACATGTAAATGGTGCTTCCGCGGGGAAGAAGGGTTCAAAGCTTTCTGAAGTGAAATTAGCGAAAAATGTGGTAGCTAGCTCATTGATTTCTGTAATCAAATCCAGCCCACACTGTAACACCAATTTCCGGTTGTGTGTACAAAAGTCCTTAGTTAGCTGCCAGAAAAGTTCCGAGAAATTGATTTCTGTGGCTGCCTGAAAACCAGAAACATCTATGAGAATGAAAAGAGAACAAAATAAGTTGAGATCAATCAGAAAAGCGAAGCATACACGTCGAGAATCAAAGGAGGTTCGCAAAGAGCTCGGCGTACCAACTTTGATCAGGATTGTTCGAGTTAAATGTCTTGAATGCGTTTGTGGATCGACAAAGGATGTAAGGCTATGCACATGCAGTTCCTGTTATTTGTGGCCTTACCGCCTTGGGAGAATGCCTTTGCGAAAGGATTTTCAAGTCCCTGATCGTGATCAACATGGTCAAGTAGTTGGCTATAGGCCATACAGAGGATTCAAAGAGGAAACAAGTAAATGATAGTCGTGCTCTCAATTCTACAATGTACCTCAAGAACTCCCCTGGAAAGGGTTTCAGGCTTTTTGGGCATCGTTGATCCTCGCTATGCTCATCAATCACTTCCAGAGTCCTCAAACCCTTTGCTACAGAGTTTCGAGGGCATCTTCAAGGGTCTCGTCGAGCAAGTGAGCGTAAATCTCAGTTGTGTTTACGGATGCATGTCCGAGAGCTTGCTGGACAACGAGGATGTTCGAAGTTCTGGCATAAAGACTGGTTGCGAAACTGTGCCTCAAACTGTGAGGTGTGATTCGTTTGGAAATTCCAGCTTTTACAATCCACTGGTCGAGGCGACGTTGAATCTGTCGCGTTGTAATTCTGTTCTGCAATTGGCTGAGGAAGAGTGCCTCGCTATCGGTAAAGACTTGTTTACGTGCTTTCAGATAGCGATGCAAGATAGCTCGCAACTTTGTATTGATAAATCTGGTGACAATCAGTCCGCCCTTAGCTTTGATGGTGATCTTCTTTTCAAGCAGGTTTACGTTGGTGATATTCAGATTTACCAACTCGGACAGCCTGATGCCAGTATGCAAGAAGAGATTGGCGATGACCAGATCACGGTTTGCCTGCCAGCCTTTATGCGAACGGATTGTTTTCAAGAAACTTCGCTTCTCGTCCTCTGTCAGGAATACAGGAGGCTTTCTGTTCTTATGCTTGATCTGAATGCCGATTGCTGGATTATGAACGATCTGACCAGTGTCGATCAACCACCGAAAGAAGCCTTTGATCGAAGCCCGGGTGCGATTGATGGAAGAGGTCATTTTAGGTTGTCCATTGGACTGCTTCTGTACAGGATCACAAAGGAGGAAACCATCGATATCAGTGGATGTGATCTTCTGAATATTGTGGTCAAAGTTAAAATGATTCAGCAGCAGATTCAAATCACGCTGCTGAGCTCCGATGGTATGCGGAGATCTGTCATTGGCAAGTTGATGATGCAGGAATTGTTCAATTGCTTGTTTGATTTTCAAATTGTTCTCCTGTTTCTGTTTTTAGAATCTTATGTCCAACGATGCAGTGAAACGTGGAGAAAGTCAAGTCAGGTGGGGATAAATGTGACTTTACGATGGTAAAAGCAAAATCAGACTTATCGACGTTATCATCCCATGAAGAAAAGCGTTGATGAAAATTCTGACCGATCCTGTGAAATGGGGTGAACTGTTTCTAACAAATCGAGATGGCAGCTCTCGGCAGTTTTGGAATCATCAGAAGGAAGACTTGCGCTGCAAATCGAAAAATATCATACATCAAGATGGTCGAGACGTCGGCAAATCAGTCTGCATTGTTACTGATCTGTTGCATTACGCCTTCACCACCAAAGGAGGAAGTGGACTGGTAGCAGCTCCGCATCAGGGACATCTCGATACACTAATCGATGAGTTTGAGTTTCAAGTTGGAGAAAATCCAGATCTGACAACAGCTATTGCTATCAATAAATCCGGACATTCTGCTATCACCCGCAAACCCTATTTCAAGGCGCAGTTCATCTCGGGAACCGTGATTCATTTTCGTCCAGGTGGTGATTACGGGAAGGCGTTCAGGTCATTACACGTTGACCGGGTTTGGATTGACGAAGCGGCATGGCTACCAGAACAAGCCTGGCGAGCAGTCAGGCAGTGTTTGAATGCGGGTGGACGATTCAGACTCTATTCCAATCCGAATGGATTGCGCGACACTACATATTATCGGATCACTAAGGAAAAGAAGCGTTGGAAGTTGTTTCACTGGCCATCGTCACACAACCCTAATTGGACTGAAGACAGGGAACAAGAGCTGCTCGATTTCTACGGCGGTCGTGATACACCAGGCTTTCAACATGAAGTCTTGGGTGAACATGGCAGACCATCTTATGGTGCTTTCAATCATGAGCAGTTCAAGCTTTGTCAAAAAATGTACGATGGTTACCGGGCAGTCAGTATTTCTGGTGAGGAATTATCCGATTGCGACTCAGAAGACGAAGTCCGAGACCGGTTGGACTTGCTTATGTGCCTTGCGTCTGAGGATGGTTTATACTGGGTGGGAGCGGACACCGGATACACAAATGATCCTTCTGAGATTACAGTTTGGAAAGAAAATGAAATCGGAACGATGCGGTTGATATTTCGTTTGCATGCTGAACATGTTCCTTATCCTGCATTGGCGGATATCATCGCACTAATCGACCGCTATTATGATCCAAGAGGGATCGGAATTGATAACGGTGGGAATGGACTATCGGTGGTTCAGGACTTGAAAAGTCTGGACAAGTTTCGGGGTCAGGATTTTGAAAACAAGGTGCATGGATTTGATTTTGGTGGAGCGACAGTGATCGGATATGATGATGACACTAAACCGGTTCGCAAGCGGACAAAGGAATATATGACAGCTCTGATCAACCGGGCACTGGCTAAGCGAAAAGCGATATTCCCAATCGATGATATCGACATTGAAAACGAGTTTACCACCCACACCTACACCTTGCAGAACGGACGAGTAGTATACTCGAAAGGCAACGATCATATCGTGGACTCAACGCGCTGCGCATTCCTGAGGCGGGAGATGGAAGAGTTAGATGGACTTGACCCGCATTACGAAGAAGTTTATGTCGCACCGATGGCAACGAATGCGATTTTTTAATAAGTGAGTAAGTTAAAACACGAAAGGGATTAAAATGGCAAACAAGACAATCAGGACTCATTTCACAAATAAAGAAATGGACTGTAGTTGCGGTTGTGAAAAGACCGTTGCGTCGGAATTGCTGGTACGATTGGAGGCACTTCGTGCTCTGCTTGATAAACCATTATTGGTGACGTCCGGAGCTCGATGCGAGACACACAATAGGGAAGTCGGAGGGAAACAGCATTCCTGGCATTTGAAGGGTTTGGCGGTGGATATCGCCTGTGTAGACAGCAATCTCCGTGTTGATATCATAAGGAATGCAAGTAAACTTAGATTTAATGGGATCGGCATTGCCAAGACCTTTATCCATCTCGACCTGCGTCCGGAAAGTGAAAAGGTCTGTTTTCTTTATGGTTAATAATTTTCACAATTTGAAAGCGGAGATGCCACATGAAGACTGATACGAAAACGCCCCCTTCTCGGGGGAATGATGTCGAAAACTCCGAAACCGTTACAGCGATTGTTGTTGATGATGAATTGATGGGAACCGCAGCAAATCTCGCTTCCGGAGTGTTTAGCTCAGAGTATGAGATAAAGGGTATCCCGACAGATTGGAAGGAACGGGCTCGAAAGGCATGGGAATACTATGTTGAAGAACCCATCGTTTCAAACACCATCAATACCTGGCGAACATTTGCTATTGGTGATCAGGTGAAGATTACCTCAGATGATGAGTCGGTACGCACTGAAGGAGCGCAGCTTTTCAATTCACTAAATATGAACCGGTTTCTGAAGGATATGATCTTACAACTCTTGGTCAAGGGTGAATGCATTGGGTACAAGCGATATGGATCGGGTGGAACACCTTCAAAGGGAGAACACAATGATATTGTCAAATTGATTTGCGTTAACCCTCCTTCCATTGATTTCGAGTTTGAAAATGGTGAATTGGTTAAGGCGATCCAAAAACCGGAAACTGAAAGTGGCTCTGTCGGAGATGAAATAGAACTGCCACTCGACCAGATGATCCATCGTAAATGGAACGCGCCCCAGTTTTCACAACGGGGCAATTCTATGGTGACACCGGCTTTCGAGTCAATTGAACTTTTGCGGGACTATCGAAGAGCTCAGAGAGCTATAGCGAAGCGCTGGACAACACCATTGAGGTTTATTCTCGTCGGAGGTAAGTATGGAGATAAAGTGATTATGCCGACCCAAAAGATGATCTCAACTATCCGTGACCAGATTAATAAGATGGATTTGAAATCTGGTCTGGTCGTCCCGTTCTACGTCCGTGCTGAAACTTACGGTACCGAAGGACAAGTCCTCAATACCGAGGATAAAGTCAAAGAGGTTAAAGAAGATATCATCGTGGCTCTTGGTGTTGCTAAATCTCTTGTCACCGGAGATGGACCCAACTTTGCCACCGCGTCCATTGCCTTCCAGAAAATGGTCATCATGCTCAAAGAGATCAAGCAGGTGGCGCGAGAGATTCTTGACTGGATTTTCGATGACTGGAAGGAGATGAAGGGTTTTTCGGAGAAGAAAATTCAATACATATTCTCCGATGTCGATCTGACCAACGAGATTGATGTTAAGAAGCTGCTGATCGAGCTGTATGATCGTAATCTGATATCCAAGAATACAATTCAAACCAAAATGGACTTGAATCCTGATGTCGAAAAGTCTAATCGCACAAAAGAAGGCACTCTGGTAGACATGTCCTGGGACATCAAGGATATTGTATCGTTAGTACAGATGGGTGTGATGTCGGTGCAGACAGCACGCGAGATGTTGGGGATGGATAAGGTGAAGGAGAAATCACGAGTCGTAAAAGAAGATAAATCAGAAGCAGAGGGGATGTATTCAACTGCTGGAGAGGATCATATCTGCGACGAGTGCGGATTTTTTGATGATGAAAATAATCATTGTACTGTTACGGATGAAGAACGACGATTCGATCAGACTGCGTGCAGGCAATTCCTAAAAACTGTTAACGTGGAGATGTTGGATTGAATCAAGTCGAACAAATCCAGCAAGCCGTCCTGCAGAGTATCCATTCGCGCGACCTTTACACCGAGCGACAGGTCAATTCGATGCTAAAATCTCTTCGCACCGCTGAAATACATGTCAAAGTACAACTGGTTGAGATCGGCGAGAAAAAGCTCCTTAAGAAAGGTCTTGAGATTCGACAGGGACAACTTCGCAGCATCCAGAAAGGGATCGATGAAATAATCAAAGATTTGAAAAGAGACCAGACTTTGATCATGAAAACCGCAGTCCGAGATTCTTTTCAGAATGGGATTGTTGGCAGTATCGGAGAATTCAGCGAACTTAAGTTTCCACATTACGAGAATCTGTCTCACAAAGACCAAATCAAGCTGGCTGGACAGGTCCTGAGCCTAATAAACCGATCAGCACTTGACTTCCTGGTCAACTATAATCTACAACTGCTAGGAAATGTCACTCGTGAATTGGCAGATAACATCAAACAACAAATATCGGTGGGAATAGTGACCGGTGATTCAATAGCTAAGATCGGCGAGAAAATTGGTGGTGTGATTACCGATCCAAAAGAGTTTCGACTTGCTGGAAAGACCGTATTCAAGACAGCGCAGAGGAGAGTTGAAGTGATTACCAGAACAGAAGCTCTACGAGCATTTGGACAGGGACGAAGCAAATTTTACGACGGAATCGGCGTGAAACGAGTTGTCTGGGTGACAACTGGTGATGAACGAACCTGTCCTGAATGCGGTCCATTGAACGGCAAGGAGTTTCTGATTGAAGAGAGGCCACCAATTCCCCGTCATCCTGCTTGCCGTTGCTCATTTTTTGCAGCCCGGGCGAGGGTATGCCGATCAGGACAACCGGTGCATTGAAAATGACTAATTCATCTACACATCTCTATGCCTGGGCGATTGCAATTCAAGCGGCATCAAAGAATGAAAACTTCGACTGCATCCTCGTGCCTTCCGAGATTGCGGACATGGCCACCAAGAAACATGGTGATGCGGTTAAAGTCGGGACAGCGGTTTCGCAAGGTGATTTTGAGAAATTGACCATAAAGCAATTACAGAAACTCGCTCAGAATAACAGCATCTCAATCTCTCGCACAAAGAACGATTTTATCAAGCTGCTTGAGTCCTTAGAACCGGATGTCGATCTGGAATCTCTGAAAGGCAATCAACTCAAATCCCTGATTAAGAAGCACAAGATCGGAGCTCTGTGCTTGAAAGATGAACTCGACACTTTGCTGAAAGATACGCTTATTTTAAAGAGGACGATATCATGAGGCTGCGTTCTGAGGGGATGCAGATCAACTCCTTGATGAGTTTATGTCGAATACACTACAGAAATATATGTTTGGTGAGAGATAGATGGAAAACGTGAAAGAGAGAGAGGTTCTGATTAATCGGTCGCAGATGCTCACAATTGCACGGGAGTACCGACTATTTGTGTCAAACTCAACCATCCATCGCTGGGCAAACACTCCTAACTTTCCAAGAGCAGTTGGAAAGGAGGGGAAATATCTCCTTTACAAAAAGCCGGAGTATGTGGCATTTCTGAAATGGAGATTGAGGGAGATAGAGGAAATGCATTAAAGAAGACTTGATAATTAAGCGTTTAACATAATCTTGGGAGCATTTACTGGCGGAAGTGTTCGGTTGCGTCATATCTCCACTTGCAATAGTTTTAAATAGAGATTAGCACTCTCGCAAAACGTGTAAATACAAAATCCAACG